CAATACATGGCAGACAATAAGTTTGTTTCTGATAGGACAAAAAGCGGAATCACAGAAAAGAAAAGAATAGTTAGTATCTCAAGCATGAGAACTAGGGGCAATGTATGGAAATATGCCGTAGGGTATAATAAATCTACATCAGACAAAATTGCCTTTCAACATCCAGCCATTTTCCCTGAGCAGCTTGCCATTGACCACATCTTGTCTTGGACAAATGAAGGTGATACTGTGCTTGACTGCTTTTTTGGAAGTGGAACAACCGGCAAATGTGCATTGAAGTATAACCGCAGATACATCGGCATTGATATAAGCGAAGAGTATTGCGCCATAGCAGCTAAGCGGATTGATAGTGAACTACAACAAATAACAATAAGCCTGGAGAGTTAATGCCTGATATTACATTTACTCAAGAGGAGTTTATCCTTGAGAAACAACGCAGAGAGCGGCAGAAATGCGATGAGCTTCAATTAAAGTTCTCGCCATATACTGAATACGGCCTTTGGGAGTTTCTGAAATACCTATACCCTGACTTCTATATAGATGAGAAAATACCGCTCATAGAACTTTCAGAGATTCTCAGGCGAGTAACCACTGGCGAATTGAGGAAGGTGCTTATTTCTTTCTTTCCTCGCGCTGGGAAAAGTAGGACTTGTAGTTTATGGATTGCGTGGTGGCTTGGCTATGAACCAGACGGCTCGTTTATGCGGAACTGTTATAATGACAACCTTGCAATGGATTTGTCTAAGGCTGTGTTAGACACGCTTAACATGGATGAGTATAAGGCTGTATTTCCCGATATCAAGACAGACCCCAAGGCATCATCTAAAATGTTTTGGCAACTTGATGGCACGACTATCTCCACATATTTTGGTGCAGGAATTAAGGGCACAATCACCGGGCGTGGATGCAACAAAGCCGCCATCCTTGACGACCCTATCAAAGACCCCGAAGAAGCCCTGTCTGAAACATACTTAGATAAACTTGACCTATTCATTGAGACGGTGCATAATACCCGTATAAACACTACTTTAAATTGTGCTGAGATTATCATTCAGACGAGATGGTGCGAGAAAGACCCAATTGGATTAAGAGAAGATGATGAGTCTTGGCATAAGTTTATCTTTCCTGCGCTTGACGAGAAAACGGGGAGAAGTGTTTGCGAGGCAATGATACCCACCGAAAAATTGCTGGCTATTAAGAATACTTGGGAAAAGAAGAATCTTAGCTGGATGTTTCAGGCTCTTTATATGTGTAAGCCAGCCGATAGGACTTTTGCTAAATTGAGGTTAGATGATTTGAAGCGGTTTAGCATGAAAGACCTTGAAAAGCTTGGAAATCCTGACGAAGTGCTGGGCTGGTGCGATTACGCAAACAAGGGTACAGATAATTTGTCCGCTCCGTTCTGTTATAGGTATGGCGATAAGAAATATATTGTAGGTGTGGTATTTTCCAACGAGGATAGCGTTGCGCTGGAAAGACCGTTGCTTGAAAAGATTGCTTACTTTAAGCCAGATGATTTTGTGTTTGAGAGTAATCAGGGAGGAGTTGAATTTGCTATGAATTTGCAAAGAAATAATCAAAGCCTGTTTGATGCCATTGGTCTGGACATAGATTATCGGTCAACCTCAAGCAATAAAGAAATCAGGATTATGCTTGCGCTTGGAGAAATTAAGAACAGTTGCTATTTTCTTGAAGATGATGAACAAGACGACCATTACAGACGATTTATGTCCAATTTATCTAACTATGGAAAATATAAATATGGCAAGGATGATGCGCCCGACTCTATGGCTGGATTGTTGTCAATGATGTCTGAATCCTTCGATGTTGAGATAGATTCTCTTGGTAGTGAAAATAAAATGCTTGACACTAAATATAGAGAATATAATAATGAACCCGATACTGAAGAAGATGATTCTGATGTTGAAATCTTTTAGGGAGAACATAATTGAAAGACGAAGTTAAAGTTATTTCAGAAGAGCCTGTTGGCAGCGGCATAGTAGAGAATGATTTTCTCGGCGCAGATGAGGTGTTTTTTGCGCCTATATCTAAATCGATAAGCTTGCCAAAGAGTTCTGTCAGACTTGCTACGCCACAAAGCATTAGGTCTAATGGGTGTATTTTGCCTCCCTATAATCCCTCGCAAATTCTGGCATACAAGGATATTGATATAACTTATCAGACATGTATTGCAATAAAAGTTGACACAGCAATCGGGCGAGGCTATTCGTTCGGATATAAGGACATTGACAAACACAAAGATGTTATTGACTTTTTCAAATCACCAAACAGAAACTTTAGTGATACATTTACCTCTATTCTCAAGAATATGTATACAGATTTTGAGTTATTTGATAATTGTTTTCTTGAATTTGTGAAGAGCGGGAATAAGAAGTCTCTGTATAACCTGCCTGGCAAGGATATGTATATTAAGCCAAAGGTTGATAAATTTGGCAACACTCTCCGTGACATTGATAAGTATATGTATATTCCTGATGGTTGTTCCAGCCCGACTGTATTTGAGCCATACCCCGTGTCATCCAAAACACGTGACGGTGTGCATTATTGTTTGCACTTGAAGAGACCATCGCAAGAGAATTTATATTATGGCAAGCCTAACACATCACACTTATTTGACTTAATTAAGCAGTCTTATTTGACAGACCAGTATAACATCAATTTCTTTTCTAATGGCGGACAGCCTGCCTGGGCAGTCTTGATTACTGGTGGAAAGCTGACTAAAAAGAGCTATGAGAAGATTAAAGAGTTCATTGAGAACAATCTCAAGGGTGTGGCTAATTCACACAAGATGCTGTTTCTGTCTGTGCCCAATGAAAAGGCTCAGATTAAATTGGTGCCGCTTTCAAAATCTATTGATGAACAGTTTATTACTTTGGCAGATAAAATACAGTTCAAGATTGCGCTTAAGTGTAGAGTTCATCCAAAATTGCTTGGCTTGTCACAGGGCGGAAACTTTGGTGGAGGCTCGGCTGGCATAACTGACTTGAAGCTGTTTATGGAAACTGTATCACAGCCGGAGCAAAAGACTATTGTTGATTTTATTAACAGATTCATTGAACTTGAGTTTGGTGTTAATTGTGAGTTTAGCCTGAACGGAATGAATATCTCTAACGAGAAAGATGATGCCATTATTGCCAATATGTATTACAATATGGTTGATGAGTTTGGCAACAGAGTGTTATCTGTGAATGAAATCAGGCAAATGTTCTTACATCTCAAACCAATTGACCTTAAGGATACTCCACAGGACGAGAGCGAAACTGAAAACATGGGCAAGTTGTCTGTTAAGCCTAATAAGGATGGTGACTTGCATACAAGCGATAATTCTGACTTAGGTCAAGGTGACGGACAGGCGTCTAATAATCTTGACCCAGACAAAAACAATGATGAAAGCACAACAAGGTTATAGGTGGTAAAATATGGAAACAATAAAGAAAAAACGACAACTTAGCGATGTTACCATTACTCATGTTTCATACGTGAGGCGTGGCGCAAATAAGAAGCAATTCTTTCTTGCCAAATCTGTTTGCAAGCAGGCCGATGCGGAGTTCAAGGTAAGGTTTCTATCAAAGGGTGACAACGTTGGCGAAAAACGCCTGCTGTATGGCATTGTTTACGAACCAGACACCGAGGACACCTATGGCGATTTTATGACAAAAGAAGAAATTGAAAAAACAGCTCACGAGTTTCTCGAGCATTACCGTAATATCGATACTGAGCATAACCTGCTGGCTGGTGCTGGCGTGGTTGTCGAAAGCTATGTTGCACCAGTGAGTCTAAGTATTGGTGATGATGTTATCAAGGCAGGTAGTTGGGTCTTGGTTACACGTGCCAGTGAGGACATTTGGGAAGCATGGAAAAATGGCGAAATAACAGGTTATTCGATGTTTGGTATTTCTCGTGATGCCAAAACGAGCAAAGGAGAACCAACAATGAAATCATGGATGAACAAGGTTCTTGAGGCTATTGGTCTTTCTAAATCTTTTGATGAGGAAATGGAGAAGGCATTTGATTCAATGTCAAGGAATCCATACTTTATCATGGATATTATGCAAGAAGATTTCTTTAACACTATTTCGTGGGATTCTGCGAGCGAAGAACAGTTAATTGCTCTTTCGACATCAATGAAATCTGCTGCGGAATACATTGATAAGAAGATTTCCAGTATTGCAAAGTCAGCAGACGAGTCAACAGCAGAGCCAGAAACATCAACTGAGACTACGATTGCGAAGAATACCAATGATTCAAGCGAACCAGAGACAACCGATAATACCGAAACAGAAACTATTCCAGAAAAAACTAATTCTGAGTCTGTTGAAGTTGAAAAAACGGAAGTTGTCTCAATTGAAACAGTTATTAAAAGCGTGGGAGAGCAGTTTTTGCAATCCCTGAAAGAAATGGAGCAGAGATTTGAAAGCAAGTTTGCTGAAATTAACAAGTCTCTCATTGAAACAAACGATAAACTCAACGACAAACAGACCGAATCCTCTGTAGCTGTGCCTAACCATGTAGAAATCAAACGCTCCGCTCCGGCTGGTCACGGTTTGTTATAGGAGAAATTAAAATGGAACTGAAAAATCTTACTATCGATGCGAAGGATGCTCTGAATCTTATCAACATCCTACAAAAGAGTTTTGAGCGTGGTGTTGCTGCTGCTGATGAAGGCAATACACCCAAATTTAGCCCGCTTGCAGCTTATCTGCTCTCCAAGCATGCAGGCTATGAAATTACAGATGCAAATGGTGTCCCTGTCCAGAAAAGTGAAGTTGACGAAACAACTCTTGACTTTACTCGTGGCAGAAGCCTGAGCGAAAAAGATGCAGAAATAGCCATACGCTATATCTATGACAAGAGCCCCTATCTCAAGTTGTTCAATACCCGTATCGTAAAAAGCTTGGTCACGGATGTCAAGGGCACTGCAATTACCAGCAAGAACCTGATTTCCAACGAGCAGAAGGGCAGTGCTGTTACTACCATTAACAAGCGTATTGTGCACAATTTTGGAATCAATATGTGGCTCAAGAATGCTCAGTTACAAAAGGATATTCCGCTTCAGACTGTTATTGATAACCTGCATAATCCAAACTTTGAGAACGAAGTTCTTAATGACGTGGCTATTGCTTTGGGTAACGACATTCTGAATCTCGCTATCAATGGCTTGGGTGGAACTTATTCCAGTACCGAAGATTTCTACGACCTGAATCTCGGTTTCAACAAGATGTTGCAGGTTGCTGATGGCTCTAACACCAATACATATGGGACAATCAAGGTTCAGGGCTTCTTGGGTCGTTATCTAACTCCGCACAAAGTTGATGCAACCAGTGCAACTGGCTCTGGTTATACTGGTGCAAACCTCATTGCGGTTATGCGCAAAGTGTATGAAGCCATGCCTGCTGAGTTCAGAAGTGATACTGGCAACGTATTCATGATGTCGCAGAGAGATGTTGACCTTTATGTTGCGTCTCGTTCTGATATCACCAACCCTTCCAATCCTGTAAAAGAAGATATCCTGACCAACGGCAATGTTCCTCGTTTCATGGGTTATGCTCTCGTGGCAATTCCTGGCTGGCTGAGTATCAATGAAACTCACGAAAAAGATTCAACGCTGTATGGCTCTATTCTGTTTGGCAACCCCAAGAATCTTGATATTGCTTCTGACAGCACAAGCTATCGTAGGGA